TGTTGTTGGTGTTATTGGCGGTTCTACAGGAACTTTAGCCATATCTACTTGTGATACTCCAGGTTCTGGAGCTACAGGAACTTTAGCCATATCTACTTGTGATACTCCAGGTTCTGGAGCTACAGGAACTTTAGCCATATCTACTTTTGTTGTTCTTGCCCCTCCACCGCTAACTCCGCTTGGCGGTTTAGCTCCTAGTACAGTAGGTGGTTCTTTTTCTCTTCTAGGACCTGGTAATGGCGGTGGTGCTATTGGCGGTGCTTTTACTAATGGTAATCTTCTTCTTGCCATTTTATTGCTTACCCTCTAATTCTTCCTTTTGGTCATTAGGCTGTACTGCCTGTTCCATAGGCTCTTCTTCTCCTACATCTGTTTCAGTAGGAGTATCACTAATTGCTTCATTCTGTAAACTTGCAGGGAATGTTAATTTAATCTCTAATTGTAATTGATTCAATACCTGTTCTTCTACATATAATTGTCTTCCTTTGATTCTTTGTTCAAAAGCTAAATAGACTATCTTACCACTTGCATCTGTGAATGATTTAGCATTACCTACTATGATTTGAGGAACACCTACAGCTTGAAAGAAGTAATCATTTAGCTTCTCCTGCCATGCTATTGGGTTTAATGTTGAGTTTTGAGGGACCGATATTAGGTCATGCTCTACTGCTCCCTTTGGAATATACATATTCTCTCCTGCTGCTGCTGCTGCATCTTCCTTTTTCTTGAAAGCTGTTACTTTAGCTACATCATCTGTATCAAGCATGAACTTGTTTCTTGGCTTAACATGGCGGTGCATTAATGTCCTCATATCAGCCATAGATTCATTCCTTGCATCTATTATCCATTTGAGAGTTGGTATGATGCTTTCTCCATGTATCTCATCTGCTGTCCTGTTATGGCTTAATACGAAGATTTCTTCAGGCTTAAACCTTTTATTCTTTCTTCCTTTTATCCTGCTTACTTGCTCATATCTTTTTACTCTTCCTTTTCTGTTTTGAACAACAACTATTGTATCGGGAGATAATGGTTTTAGGTTTCTTAACATTCCTTCTTTGTCTCTTATAACTTCTGAATAAGCGTCTTCACCGATATAAGAAGTTCTCTCCATATTTTCAAGAATAGAGTTGAATGAGTCTTTGCCATTTCCTTTTATCGTGTCTAATAATAAAGTTGTTTCTTCATCAGCAGAATAGCCATTACCTATTACCCAATTAGCTTTAGTATCTACTGCAATCTTTAGTTCAGGAATCTTTTTGTAATATCCATAGTTGGTTGTCCATGTAGTATTCTGATAGGTTGTTTCTTTCTGGTCTTGAACTCCGTCAGTTGATTGCGCTGTTACAGAATAAGCAGTTTCAACATTAGCTAAATCACTTGCTATTGCACTACCTATGTCTTTATCTCCCATCTTATCTCCAACCTTTTTTTAGTGTATATTCAAATATGGTTGCATTATCTGTTAAATACATCTTAGTCCCATTTGGATTAAAGAAAACATCTTGTGAGATACCAAGTGAAGGAAAAGGTGTAAATGGGCTGTTTGTTGCTGCACTTGCTGTACTTATTCTAAAAGGTGAAGTTAAATCATATATGCTTAAAACATCAGTATCTTGTCTCATCCAGAAAACCTTTAGACCATTTCTACTAAACCACATTCCTGCTGGTTTTGTAAGAGCTGTAGAATCAAGAAGTGATGCTGTGGTAATATCCCAAGCTGTACTTAGAGAATATGAATTCATCCTGTCAGCTTCATCACCAGCAATAACAAGTAGTTTTCCATCTTCTCGCATAAACATTCCTTCTACAGTGTCTTCTGCTCCACTAATGTCAAACTCCTGTAAATAAACAGCAGTTGATAAAGCCCATGCTGTGCCTAAATCATATTCATCTATGCTATTTCCATTAGCTCCTGCTGTGTACATTTTTAAACCATCTGGACTAAAAGATAATCCTACTAAATCTGTTTCTTTTGCGCTAACATCTAATGTGTGAACATAAACCATTGTGCTTAAATCCCATCTTTTGGTTAGTGTATATTCAACAACATTATCATTTGTATCTACAGTATAAAACTTTGTACCTTCTGGATTGAAATGTATGCCTGTTACAGAACCTGAATTTGGTGGATTTATTTCTTGAACAAATCTAGCGTAATCAACATTGAAACCAACACCTGTCTCTTCCGTATTTGTAATAGTCTCTCTAACATCAGTTTGCTTTAATATTCCACCTGGTACATCTATAGCCATTTTTCCACCATCAATTCTTTATTCATATTAGGAAGCTCTCCTTCCAGCCTTCTATCAAATGTCCATGCTAATCCTAATCTTAATTCATCTTCTCCTACATCTGTTCCGCTGTGGATAACCCTTCCTAGCAATCTGCCATATTTTCCAACTCTGTTATCTTTGTCAATCTTTATCTCTACTTCTTCACCCTCGCATCTTTCTTTTACATAGTCTCTTGCCCTTTGTCCTGGTTCACCTGTATTTAATTCTGGAGCATCTATGCCTAATAATCTTAGTGGGAAGTCAAAGTCTCTGAAATCATATCTGAGTGTTATAGTATCTCCATCATGCACCTTTACAACAATGGCATAGAAATCTTCTGTAATCTGCTTATGCGGTGACATGAATCCATATTCTTCTATCTGAGTATTTGTCAGTTCTGGATAGTTTTTATAATCATGATCTACCATTATAGTGTACCTTTAGGTAAAAAGTCTTTTTGTCCTTGTTCTCTTAATAAACTTAATCCTCTTAATGCTCCGTCTCTTAGAATATTAATCATATCTTCCGCCTCTATCCTTGAACTAAAGCCACTCATGTCATACATAATTGCATAGATGGCGGCTAGATTACTTGCTACTTCTGTAAGAAGTCCTTTTGTTGTTGTAGGAAGCGCTGTAAAACCTGCTGTATCTGTAGCAAATACTTTTCTACAAACCATATTGATTACTGATTCAGCTTGCGCTATGAATGAATTAGCATATGCCTCTGCTGTAGAAACTGCTGATACTCCAACTCCGCATTTATATTGAAACTCTGCTAATGTTGGTACGTATATTCCTGTATGGCTCATTTTGCTTTTAGCTCCTTTGCTAATTTATCAGTTTCTATCTTCAGATCTTTTACTTTCTTTTCTGTTTGTTCCATCCATTTGATTATTTCCATATTAATTACTTATTATCTATCTTCTATTTAAACTTTACTATAACTTAAAGTTGCTAACTCACTAATTAACAACGCAAAGTTTATATAGTATTGTTACTATAAGGTACTTGTGAGGAGAAGGGTGGGTACATTATCCCGTAGATGCCCTATACTTTCTTACATGATAAATATGTCAAGCCCTCTTTCTTTAGTGCACCAACAAGCTCTTACTAATGCTTCTGTTAGATGTGAGTAATTTCCTTTGAGTAATAGGGTTTTATAGGAAGTGTATTCATAGGTTATGCTCTTTAGGCTCTTCAATAGCTTTACATCAGCTACCAGCTCTAATTGCCCTGTTTCCATCAGCATTAGGCAGTTGCTGTATAAATCTTCTTTCAGTATTCCTCTTTTCTTTTCTTCTCCCTGAACATCTATCCTTTTGGAAGAGTTGTTTAATCCCATCACTTTTCTTCTTCCTAATCTTTCTATGAGCTGGTCTGTCACTGCTCCGCCTAATCCTCCATCATCTGTAAAGATTTTCTTAAACTTGTACTCATCATCTTTTACTCCTGTCTCTCCTACTGTTTCAGTTGTAGATACCCTGTCTGTTACGATACATTTCACTGCTCTTAGTTTTTTATTTAGTTCTTCTACTATCACTCCTCCGTTTTCATTGTAATGTTCTTTTCTGTTCCAATCTGTGAATGTCATGCATTTCTTGATTAGTTTGCTTGGGAAGAATTGGTTGAAATCATCTGTGAACTCTCCCTTCCATTCCTGAGCATACTCTGCTTTACTCATCCTTCCCCTTTCTTTCTTTAAGAAGTCTACTCCTATTCTACTGCAATCTTCAGCAGATACATGAATCTTTAGGTAATCATCACTCATATGGCTGTCATAGAAGAATCCGCCTTTACCGAATGGTGTAGACAGGAATGTTTCCCATCCTAATCCTCTCTTCTTTTGGCTAACTGCTAACATTGGCTTTACAGAGTTGTATACTGGCTCTGGCACATAGGCTGCTTCATCTATGTCTAAGAAATCTAACGCAAATGTTCTCAAATATACGCCTGTCTTACCTGCTGGAAGGCAATAACAGATAGAACCTTGATTATCCATCCCTCTTGGCTTACTGAAGTCTTTTTTGAGGATCACTGTGGTTTTAGTAGGTAATTCATTGTATATTCCATTATCGTATTCAAACTGCCTCTTTAGTTCCATGTTTCTCTTAGCGGTCACCTTTGGGTCTGATTGGTATCCGCCCGCTTCCTCTAACACTTCCTGGTTTTTAGCTTCCAACCAACCCATTACCTTTAGAAATAGCTGTCCTGACTGCCTTTGAGCTGGAGCTATGATTAGGCTTATAGAGCCATTGTACTCTAACATCTGATTAGCTTTTCTCTTACCTGCGCTTGTTGATTTACCTACCTGCCTGCCGCACCTTACAGTAACAGAGCCTTTATGATTTATGAATTTCTTCTGCCAATCATCCCATTTCAGTTCTGGATTGTTCATTTCTTCTTTTTACTCCTCTTCTTCTAGCTGATACATCAGTGCCTTTATGTGAATCACATTCTCTGCATAGATAACCCTGACAAGGTTTCTTACATCTAAAGCACGTTTGCTTTATCATCTTTGGGAAACTCCTTTATCTTCTTCTTGCATTTCTCTATAGCAGCTTGGTTTATCTCCATCTGTAATGTATTCTGAAGCTGCTTTGATTCAAATTCCCTTAATGTTAATTTCCAATCATCTATTTTTAGTTTCATCTGTTTTACCTCGTTTTTATTATAAAATTATCTTAAATATTAAAAATGTTTGGTGTCCTGGATAACAACACCACCACACTAATCCAAGACTCGTTTAGTCAGTTGAATCAGTTAGTTATGTTCGACAGGCGAACTTGAGTGAGCCTGATATACTTACTTACATACTTATTTACCTATTAACCTAGTTTCCTATTTACTTATTTATCCTTTAACCGCTGGTGTTGTCCAGCGGAATTACCCAAAGGGCCATATATATCCTTGATCATACGTATTATGACCTTATTTCTAGCTATTATGTTATATATATCCCCCAATATATGGTTTGTATTAGATATGATGTCCTGCATTTTCTTATGTTTGTGTTTCATCTTAGATATCCTCATTGGTTAATATTACCCTCTTTCTTCCGTAAGACTTAATCCATCCTAACTTAATCAATGCTCTTCTATTTGAGTTATAAGTCCTGATGTCAGTACCACACTCCATCATAATGACCTGCTGAAGCTCATTGTTGCTTATTTTATCCTTATTAGGATACTTCTCTCTTATTCTTCTCATAACACGCTCTAGGCTCTCTATGGTCATTTTAATCAATATCCCCCTTTTTTATGTTATCTATCATTTTTAGTATCAATTGAGTGTTTTGTTCAGTTGCTTTTGTTAATCTCTCTATCTGTTCTCTTTGATTGGCTAATTTGATGTTTAATTCTAGGCTGTTTGGGTTGTTTTGGAGCATATCTATTACATTCTCTACATTAAATGCTATCTTGGTCTTATGTTCTATTCTCATGCCTTGTTTCTTTTGGTATACTTTGAACTGTTCTACTAGGTTATCTATACTTAGGCTCTTTACTCCATCTAATCTGATGTTTTTATAGTCGTGGTTGAACTCAATGGAGGAAATCCCCACTTGCTTTTGGGTTATTATGTCTTTAGAGTGCTTGGATATTAGTTCTAGGAAGTAATTGGAAAGGAGAGAGATAGAGGAGATGTTTAAGGGGTTGTCTGCGGCTAATCTCAATGTAGCATGTCCCTTTGTACTGATTTCAAACTTTAAGTTGCTTAGTTGTAAACTTATAGTTGTTTGGATGTTTTTGTGTGGATGGTGTGTTAATGTCGTCGATAAAATGCAGTTGTGGAAGTTCCAGTTGAAGAGGGAAAGGGATGGTGATGGATGAGCACCGTCCCCCCCTTTAACAACTTTATACAAGCCTCTGAATATCTTTTCAATTCCTTTAATCTTCTGTATCATTGATTTAACTGTATTAACGTTTATAGACGTATCGAGGGCTATCATCTTAGGAGTAGCTCCTTCAGGATAGTTCTTTAGGCATTGTAGGATTTTAGCTGATTTGCCTTCTTTATCCCTGCTATAAGTTGCAACTTTAAGTTGTTTACTCATTTTTGCACCACTGGAAACATAGAATCAATATCTTCTATTGGAATAATTACAGGCTTATTGAACTTATCAGTGCCAATATAATGAGTATCTGTCTTTTTAGAAATAGTTAATGTGATTATTCTTCCTTTCTTTGTTCTTATCTTAACTTTTTCTTCTTTCATTTTCTTTTTCCTAAAAAATAGGAAAAGCATCGGCATCATCTAGCTATAGAAGAAGTTATCCGATACTCCCTCAAATGCACGACTTTAATTACTTATTGATTAGCAAGTATATAAATGTTTCTATCTTATAACAGTTATCTTGTAGCGGTTATCTATAATCATTAAGAATGTTATGGTAGTTCCTGATACTGTGTAATCATCTATTGGATGGATGAATTTCCTTTCAACAAATACCTGACCTATTCCATTAGGCACATCAAGAGTTCTATTTGCTGTCTTATCTGCTCCTGTGCAGTTAGTTCCTAAGAATCTATCATATTTTGCAGAATCAACATATTCTTTATTTGCTATGTCTTTAGGCTGAATAGGCGTATCCTGCATTGAGCCTT